AAGCATATGCACCGCGTGGGCCCGTCCCCAGCAGACCGCTCCCCGAGGCCGATTTAGGATTGTGCGGCGAGTAGTCGAAGCAGTAGTCCGACGCGGTGCCACAAGCCAGCGCGTTGAATTTGATGTCCGCTTGGCGACTGAAGTGATGTACCGGTTCCCAAGCATTCTTGAAGCGGTTAGGCCACCCTCCAGGCACTCCGTTGTCGGTCTTGCGCCAGCAGAACTCGTCGACGTAGCGCCAGCCCCACTGCCGTTTGTGTGCGATGACCAAGTCCAGCGTGTAGAGGTGGCGTTCGCCGTTTTCCGCGTGGGCTTTGATGTTGACGAGCCACGAGCCATCGGCGGCCAGCACTGCTTGGACGTTGCCCGCCACCGCGCGGAACCAATCCACGTACTCGTCCGGCGGGATCGGCTTGAAGCCGCTCGACGGATCGTACTCGCGCTGCGTGGCGTACGGCGGCGACGTGATGGCCACGTTCACGGCCGCACCGTTTAGGACCGCCTTTACAACGGCCAGGTCGCGGCAGTCTCCGCATATCAACCGGTGCCGGCCGATCACCCAGATGTCGCCGGCGCGGGTGACCGGATTGACCGGCGGCTCCGGCACCTCGTCAACAGCTTCCGTCGCAGCGGTCTCCGCCTGGCCCGCCGCATCGGCCATCAACGCGCGGATCTCTTCGTCGCTGAAGCCCACGAGGTCGAGGTCGAAGCCCGCTGCTTCGACCGCCTGCATCTCCTCGCGAAGAATCTCCTCATCCCACCCTGCGTTCATGGCCAGCTTGTTGTCGGCAATCACCAGGGCCCGGCGCTGCGTCTCCGACAAGTGTCCGAGCACGATGACCGGCACCTCGGCCAAGCCCAGCTTGCGCGCCGCCAGCACCCGGGCGTGGCCGGCAATAATCACGCCGTCGGCCCCGACCAGAACCGGGTTGACGAACCCGAACTCCATGATCGATGCCGCGACTTGAGCCACCTGAGCCTCCGAATGCGTGCGCGAGTTGCGGGTAAACGGCAGCAAATCCCCGATCGGCCGCAGCTCGATGCTGGTTGGCAGTTTGATTGTTTGCAATGGTTTAGGTGAGTGACGACCCGGTCGTCACCGTCTAACTAGCGAGAATCCGCAATCGGTTTACCCGACCGCGAAATGCTGGTCGGAGGACCCAAGGATCTTTTAGTCAAGATTGACTGTAAGGAAGCTATCACGCCGCATTAATCCGCACACCGTACCGTGTCTCCATGAGTGCGACGACATGATCGCGGTGCTTTGGATCGACCCTCTCGATCCACTCCTCGTAGCTCAGTGCGTGTTTGCGCTGATTGCAGTCTGGGCAGACGATCACGATATTGCGAAGGGAATGTTCGCCGCCGAGCGCCAGCGGAATCATATGGTCCGTCTGCTTGCGGTGGAGCGTGCATCCACAGTAGGCGCAAAGGCGCGCGCCCCTTTTCATGCGGGCAATCGATAGGCGCGTTACTGAGCCATCGGACTGATCTGCCTCTCTGAGCTTACGAACAGAATCCCACACAGCCTTTCGTGCGGGGTTGTCCAGTTTGTACCTTTGACCCCGATGAAGTTCTTGAATCCGATGGCGATTGTAGTGGCTTCGCTGACATGCTGCCAGATCTTTTTTCGACAGAACTCGGAATGGCCGCAGATACGCCGCTGCCCATCGTGCTCGCAATCTGTCCGCTTCGCGTTCTGCTTTCGCCATTGCAGACTGGAACACCTGGACGTCGTGCGGGATGTACTCTCTGCCCTGGGCTTTGGCTTCGCGCTCCCGCTGTGCTCGCTTGTAGATGTGATCGCATGCACGACATTGCGAATTAAGCACGGCTGGTGCTTGACCACATCGCTGGCAGAGCTTCTCGTGCGATCGCTTTAGCCGCTCTTCGTTCTGCGCGTGGCACGTGGAACAGAAGTTACTCAGCCGGCCGTTCTTCGCATATCGAGGCCATGCTGCGTGCGATCCTGTTGCGCCGCACTCCTTGCAGGTCCTGGTTGTGAGCCACTTCGATCCCACGGGTAGGAAGGGTTCAAGCGAGAACGTCTATAGAACTTCAACGCCGACGCCACTTCAGCAGAACCTTCCGAAGTTCGGCGTCAGTGCGGCAGTTTTACCGATTTCAGCTTTTGTCTCTCTGGCGCGTGCCGTTGGCCCCCGTTGCGCCCACGTTGGCCCGTGTCGCGCCCTCTGCGCCTGCCTTGGCCACGAGCACGACTGTGACGAGCAGACCGCCCGACGCGTCACAAAACGCCCCCACGAAGGCAACCCGCACAGCGGATGCCGGCCATCTCGGGAATCCCGCTTGATTCTGCTTCGGTCCCATGATCGGGCGTGCGCGCCTCTGTCGCCTTCAGGCGGCCGGCAGGAACGCGCACCGATAGTGCCGCAATCCTTCCCGAATTTCTTCTTGCCGCTCAGAGGTCAGCTTGGCGAAGACCTGCGCGCTTAGTCTTCGGACATCAATGCCGAGCCGCTGGCACAGCCGCTCAGGGTTGAACACATGTTGCGGATGGCGGTTGGTAAAGAGCCAACGTGCCGTCGAGAGCATCTGCTCGCGGCATTCCCGCTTTTCGTGCCTCTTCATGCCAGCGCCATCGATCGGCATTTTGAGGTCGAGCACTGCTTGCCGCATCATCGCTACGTCGAGGAGGCGCTGTGTATAGCGGTCCGGCTTGGGCTCACCGGGCAGTCTGCGACATCTGATTCGACGAGAGGGTGAAGTCCTTCGGCCTTTTCGGTTGATGTTATTCTTCATGGGCTTCTTTCGAAACTGGCTTCGCCACTCTGATGTCCCGCTGTGGCGCGTACACGAGCAACCGCTGGAGGGCCTTCACTGCCTCTGGCGCGCGGCGTGCCGCCAATCCATTCCCGTCGACCTGCACTATGCACTCCCGCACGAGCGAAATCAGTTCTTGTTCGATCCGGCTCTCGGCGCGGCAGCGTTCCGAGAAGGACCGGATGAGCAAATCACCGGCCACTCTGCGGGCTCTTTCCCGGAGGTTCGGCATGTATGAGACCTCGGATCCGCCGGTTGGCTCTCAGCCCACTGCACCAAGTGCCCGGCCTGCATCAGCCCCGTCTTCGGAGGGCCACCGTAACAGTTGCCCGGTTATCTGATCGAAACGCTTCAGCATCACCACCGGATGTGGGCCGACTTGCTCCAGGTAGGTCGGATGGAAGTCGTCATACCGCGACGGTAATTGCGAATCGTCGCCGTGCGAAGACAGGTTGACCTGCACGATCTGGCCAGTCTTGCGTTTGCGAACGATCTCGGCGTTGGCTGCGCCGAGATAGCGGCGTACGCTTACGGCGTCGCATATGTCGAGTATTCGGGGGCCGGCAAAGACAAGGATTCTCATGTTGTCTGGAGACACTTCGACGTGCAACAGCAGGTTCGGACTATTTTTGGGCCCGGCCCGCCGGTACCATTTATGTTGGTGCGCTGCTCGTGAGAAGCGCCTGAAGCAGGTTGCCTGAAGCAGCCTTCTGATTACTAATACCAGCGAGCGAAGGCCGTTGATCAGATTTCTTTCAACTTTTCTCGCGTGTGATCCAGGGCTGCTCGACGTCGGGATTGTAGAAGTGCTGACGCACCCCGCTCGGCAGGATGATCTCTATGGCTTCGCGCGTGACGGCACCGATACGGTCACCGGGATTCAAATACGATGCCAGCCCGCGGAGCGGGCTTTGTGGCTTGCCCAGCGCGTAGAGCCGTTCTTGTTTCCAGCCCAGGCTGATCGCTTGCTCCTGGATGGCATCGACCATGGCGAGCGCTTCTGGGTGAGCGACGGCCTTTCCGGCCGCGGTCGGTGTTTCGTGGCGATCCCACGGCTCGACCACGGGCGGCCCGTAATCCCTCGCATCCAGGGTGCGCACGGCTTCGCCCAGCATCGTTTCTCCGAAATGCACCATCGCCCACTCGTGGATCCGGTTGAAGCTGTCGCGCAGCACGTCAAACGGTTCCTGGGCAAGCTGCCCGGCGAGGGCGGCCAGTTTCGCCATGTGCATCTTGCTGCGCAGCCAGGCGTAATACTCGGGATCGAGCCGCCGGTAGGCGGTGTCGTTGATCTGGACGTCGCGGTTGAATGCTCCCGCGTGATCCGTCATCCAAGTGTCGAGGGAGGTGGATACGAACAGCGCGGCCGGTCTCGGCTGCTGGGAGGCCTCTGGTTCCAGTCTGGTTCCAGTGACGAGCCCCGCCGAAAGTGAGACTGGAACCACGCAAGCATCTGAGCGGATGGGAGTTGTCCGCTTAGGTACCAGTGGTACACCATCCGAAGTGGTTCCGCTAAACTTCCCATAATAATTACGTGTGTGTATGTGTATGCTCATCATATGCTGTTTTTTATCTCTACGCGTGATAAGGGGTAGAGTGGAACCACTGGAACCAACCTGCAAAATCAACGAGTTAGACTGGAACCAGAGACTGGAACCAGACTGGAACCAAAGCCGAGACTGGAACCAACATTTCACTCTGAGCGCCGGTATCGCCACTCCCGCAATGAACCAGTGCGTGCGTTGAACCGCTTCCACCCTTGCGCGCGAAGACACCGCGCGACGCGGGTTTTATCCCACTGCGCCCAAGTGTCCTTCTTTTTTTCCAGGCACACGCTCAGCACGTCCATGATCGACACCGACTCGCGATCTTCGATCCATTTCAGAATCAGTTCGTCCCAAGGGTCACCCTCGTATCGGTCCGATTGTTCTGAGGCCGCCTCCCGATTCAGGGCTACCGAGTCCAGCCACCACGGCTTCCCGTCGAAATAGAGCGCTGTGGCTTCGGCCCACAGCTGGTCCCGGCACCCCGCCAGCCCATCCACGTCGATGGCCGGCGCTTTACACTCCACTGGCCAGAAGCGGCGTCCGCCGGTTTCATCCCGCAGGTACGTCCCGTGGTTGACGCTGCCGGCGAACACGCATTGCCGTGGGGATTCGATCAGCCGTTTTCCGTAAGGCGGTCGGAAGCGGTCCGTCGCCCGGCTCATGAACGCCTTAATCTTGCCGACATCGGAGCGCGACAAGGATTCCAGCTCCGCAATCTCAATGACCCAGACGCCGCGGGTTTGCATCGCCGCGTCTTTCGATCCAAGGTCGGCGATCTCGTCCGTGAACCAGGGCTGTGCCAGCACCCGCAGGGCGGTCGACTTCTTGATGCCTTGGTCTCCCTCAAGAATCAGACAGCAATCCGCTTTGCACCCGGGTTCAAAGATGCGTGCCACCGCCGAAATCATCCACCGCGAGCCGACGGCGGCCACGTACGGCGACGGATCGGCGCCGAGATAGTCGGCCAGCCAGGATTCCAGGCGATGCGTACCGTCCCACACGAGATCCTTCAGGTAGATTCTGACCGGATGAAACGGACGCTCGTGGCCAACGGCTTCGACAGCTTGGCCGGTCACATCCGAAGAGACAGAAATGTCCTGGTGATGCAGCCATTCGGTGGCGAGGAGGTCATCGTTTGGAGACCACTCTACTGGGAGTTCCGTGTCGAGCTGCATCCACGGCGCAGGTTTTTGAAGAACGGTGACGTGAGCGAACTCGTTGTGCGCCAGCGCGCCGCACCATTCCGGCGCATGGCGGAAGGCCGTGATGGCATTCGCGAGCAGGGGCTTGATTGTGCTGTTCAGGTTGAGCAGCAGCAGGTCACGCCAATTCGCCGACGGCTGCGCGGCCACGGCGAGCTGCGGGCCGGGCGATCGCGCGGCGCCAGGTCGCTTGCCGCCTGCCTTCTTCTTGCTGTCAATTCGAACGACCTTCATCTGCTTGCGAAGGGCAGTAATCGGCAGGCGATCCTTGCCGCACTTCTCCTGGATCTGCTTCAATAGGCGCGGCTGCAGGATGGGATCAAGCTGCCCGACCTCCGCCAGGAGCGGGCCAAGGACGCGCGCCAAATCTGCGTCCGGCGTATCCACCGAAAGCGCCGCGATCGCCATCTCGAGCGGCGTCTGCGCCTCGGCGAGGATCTGTTCGAAATCGGACGCTGTTTTGCCCGAGGCGAAATATTCGTTAACGTCGATTTTGGCGTCGGCCGACAGTGCGTCCGCCGCTGCTGTGCCTTCCTGCGTTCCGGCCAGCTTCTCCCGCGCGGCGCGTTGTTTCTCGCCCAGCGGCAGTACAGCCACGCGCGTGGTGATCCCGTTGGCGGAAAGGATGCGCGCGGTCTTCAGCGCGCCGTTCATGCCGGCCTCGGAAACTTCGTTGTCCTGACAGATGAAGACCGTTTTGACGCCGGCGAGGCGCGGCAGCAGCCGCTCCCAATCCGCCTCGCGGATCTGCACGGTCACCGGTGAGACTACCGGGAAGCCATGCTCCATGAGCGAGATGCAGTCGGTGACACCCTCGGTGATGATCACCCGCTCGGGGCGTGCCAGCAGGATGTCTTCGTTGTACAAAACGTCGTTCTGGACGCACTGCGCCACATGGTCGTTGTTGCGGTCGTTGCGGACGGCCAGTTTCTTGTACTTCGATTTCTCCCATTCCTGATCCGGGGTCCACGGCGTGCGGCGGCCGATCATGAAAACGACATTGCCGCGGCTCCAGTACGGAAAGACGATCCGGCCTTCGAAGAACGGGAAGAGCCCGTCCTGCGCGGTCGGTCGGAATGCGGAGGTCGCCGCCAATTCCCGCAGCGTGAAGGCGCCGGCACCGTCCGTCAGTGCCGGCACCAGGCCGGGTTCGTTGTCAGCGAAGCCGATCTTCAATCGCGCGATGGTCTCGTCCCCAATGCCATACTTCGACTTGAACCAGGAGAGGACTTCGGTGTTGGCGACCAGCCGCTGGTGGTAGATCTCCGCCAGCGCAGCGAGCGCTCCGCGCACGCGCCAGGTGAGCCGGTGCTCCTCCTCCGCTTCGGCGATCTCTTGCGGCGAGCGACCGATCTGCGACAAGGGCGGCAAGCCGGCGCGACCAGCCAAGAAGTCGCGGGCCCGGCGATGCGACTCCGGCATGACGCCCGTTTGGCCGCGTGTCACCATGCCGGCCTGCACAAACTCAACAAGCTGCAGCACGTCGCCGCCGACACCGCAGCCGAAGCAGTACCAACCCTGCTTGTCGAGCATGACGTGCAAAGACAGATGAGACTGGCTGCCGTGGTTCGGACAGTCGCAGAAGAGCGTCTGCGCTGATTGCTGTGTGATTCTGCCCGCCAACAGCTCGCGGGCGATCTCACCGATATCGATATCGGTGACTTGGCGGTAATAGGCTTGTACATCTATCGCCGTGGCGGTCACGACTGCGTCTCCAGCGGGTTCACCGCCTGTGAGTTCGGCAGTTTGATTGCGTAATCCTTCACCACGACACCGTGGTCGAGGGCCCCCCGTGCGTGCATATCCCACCAGAAAAGGCCTTTATGCTTTCCAAAAAGGCCGGCAGATTCCCGATAATCCTTGAAGTGCCCGCGACAGATGTAAAGTGCCTTGGAAAGGCCATTGGCTTCGACCTGCCCCTCCTTGCGCAGGATGCGCTTCATCGGCTCTATGGTGAGCGTCTTGTAACGGAAGAGCGGCAGCCCGTGGCGTCTCAGATATGCCTTGTTGAGTTTGGCCGACGGCACATGCTCCTCCGTGCTGACGTTGCGGCAGTGCAGGAACGAGTTGGCCAGCAATGCCGGATAGACAAGCGGCATCAATGTCCAGAAACGGTGTTGTTCTATCGCCGAATTGTCCGTGATCCGGTCATCGAGTGCCCAGATGCCATAGCGTGGATCACAAGCGAGCGCGCCGTCAGCATCGACCGTTAAGCCCACCCGAAGGACAGGAGACCAGGGGATGCGATCTGTGCGGTCTCCAGCGAACAGCTCAATGCATAGATACCATTTTGGCGGCAACCCGATCTTACACTCACTGAGAACACTGGAAAGCGGGCTGTGCTCACTCGGGTTAACATGGATGTCGCTTGTCTCCACAGCGGTGACCAGCACTCCGACTTGATTCAGCGCGCGTGGCGCCCCGTTTTCTGCATCAGTGAAAAGCGTGTCGTACATCCAGGGCGGGAGCGTGTACTCGTAGAATGCCATCGGAAAGGGCGGGGCCAATTGCGGGAACTGCTCCGGCCCATCCGGGCCACGCTTCGCATCGACGTGGTGGGAGTAGTAATATTCGGCCACGTTGTCGATCAGGACGACGTTGGACCCATGGAGCATACGACGGGTTCTGGCCACACGTTTTACTAGAACCTCTCCGCCAGCAATCATCCACGGCGGGAGTCCCATCCCGCTGACGTGCCACTTCTTCTCCGCCAGCAGATGATCAATAAACCTCGGCATTGTCTGTCCTCAGTTCTCCGGGCCTTGCCACAAGGCTTGGGCGGTCGAATCATGATCTGGATGCAGCAGAAATGACAGGAACGTGTTACGGCGATCCACTTGGCGCTTGGAGGCGCAGTTTTCGATACCCCACCTGTCGCCCAGCAGAATCACGGATTCCATTGCCCGCGTTACCGCGGTGTAGAGCAGATTGCGGTGATGCATGAAGGAATGCGACTTGTGGGCAATCACAACCGCGCAGGGAAACTCCGAGCCCTGCACCTTGTGGATCGACGTCGCGTAGGCCAACTGGATGTAGTTCACGGCATCCGAGTCGGCTTCGATCTGCACGGCGCGCCCGTCGAAGTCGATGGCCAGGCTGCCGTCCTTGCCCGCCTCGAGCACGACGCCCATGGCGCCGTTCATCACGTCCAATTCGTAGTCGTTCTTGGTCTGGATCACCTTGTCGCCGGCATAGAGACGGGGCCGCCGCCCGGGCTCTACATCGGCGACCGCAACCCCGTTGAGCTTCAACTGCAGAAGCCGCTGCAGCTCGGTGTTCAGCTCAACTGTCCCGAGCGGCCCCTTATGCATGGGCGTCAGAACCTGCACGTCCCGCAGCAGATCGTAACCGAGGCGCTCCTTCAGGACTTCATCAAACAGGAGCATCAGCATGCGGCGGACATCGAGGCTGTCGGTGAACTTATCAATCACGTACCAGGGCCGGCGCGCACCTAGCCGCACGTCCGTAGTTGGCCGTACTTCGCCGTCCAGGACCGCCGTGGAGTTCTCCTTCAGGACGCCCGCCTGGCGGATGATGTGCGTGAGCACCGTGGTGGGAATCGCGCGGGACTGGACAAGATCGCGCAGCAGATTGCCGGGCCCCACCGGGGGCAGTTGGTTGTGGTCGCCAACGAGAACCACCGCCGTGCGGCTGCGGTCGATGGCTTGAAAGAGCTGCCAAGCCAGCGGGATGTCCACCATCGAAACTTCGTCGATGACCAGGATGTCGGCCTCGATAGGATTGAGCGCGTCGCGCGAGTAATTGCGGCCGTTGTAGCCGAGCAGCCGGTGAATGGTGCTGGCCTCGTGGCCGACCACCTCTTCCAGTCGCTTCGCCGCCTTGCCCGTGGGCGCAGCGAGCACTACACTCAGTTCGAGGCGTTCGGCGATGGTCGTGATCGACGAGACGGCGTAGGTCTTACCGCTGCCCGCGCCGCCGGTCATCAGCGAGAGGGAGTAACAGAATGCATTACGCACGGCGGCCCGTTGGTCGGGGTTCAGCTCGCCGGCCTCGGCGTCGAGCAGCCTCTCGACATTGGTGACAACGTGCGGGTTAGCATGCCCGGCTTCGCGCAGAATTTCGGCGAGCTCCGCCTCCATCCGATGGATCTCCGGATCGGCGACAACGAGCCGAGCAAAGGGCAGGCAAACCAACTGCGCCTCGGCAATCAGCGCTTCCAGATGGCCTTCAATCACCTCGCGGCAATCCAGGGTATCCATCACCAGTAGCGTCTTGGCGCGGTCGAGGAGATCTTCATACTCCACCCAGCAGTGGCCGTCGTCGAGAGCCTCCGCAACGCAAAACGCCAGCCCGGCACGGATGCGCGACGGCAGATCCTTCGGCGTGCCCATCTTGCGGGCGATCTTGTCGACTCGCTTGAAGCCGAAGCCGCGGATCTCACGAACGAGCACGTACGGATCCCGCTGCAGAAGGGGCACGACCTGGCTGCCGAAGCGATCTACCAGCGTCGTGACCTGGTGATGCGTCAAGCCAAAGCGCGAGAGATACGTCATCGCCGCGTTGAAGTCGGCGTTCGCGACCCAAAGACGCTTCAGCGCGAGAGCAGCCTCGATGGGAATTCTGGCGACGCTCGCGACGCGCTCCGGCGAAGTACGAATGACCGTATCGAAGCTGCGGCCAAACTCATCGGCGATCGCGCGCGCCTTCGCCGGGCCGATACCCTTCACATCCGGATGGTTCGCCAGGAAATTGGCCAGGCCATCCGCATCCATCTCCAGGTCATAACCAAGGTTCTCCGCGGCAAACTGCCGGCCGTATTTCGGATGTTTGGCCCAGTGTCCTTCCAGCCGGACGGACTCGCCTGCGCGGACGAAGATCTTGCCGGCAAAGGTGGCAAGATCGCCGTCCGGAGTGCGCAATTTTCCGGCGCTAAACGTCACGCCGGAATAGAACACGATTTCCACGATGCCGCGGAGGCTCGTTTGAACCTCCGCGACTGCGGCATCCGTCATATGCTCCACCTCTTGTGTGCGCCTAGCAGATATGCCTGCACGAAATGGCAGGCCGCCTGGCGGCTCGAACAAAAAAACACCGGGACACGGAAGTCGAGGATGATGGAGAGCGCGCTGCCAAGCACGGCACTCGGGTGCGCCGCGCCGCGATAGCGCCTCTGCAGGACATCGAGGACGCCCGCCTCAACCACCACGCACGCCGCCCGGTAATCGGCCAACTTCTGCAATTCCCGGTGGAAACGCTCGCGGGAATGGATGACAGTGGAGACGAAATCGTCGAGGCTCTTCCGCTCCACCGCCACCACACCTTCGAGGCCCGCCACGGAGTAATCCCCGGCCGGCAGCGCGCGGCGCTCGGTGGCCGCCAGCCGGGGATCGAAGGAGTAGGGCTCCTGCTCTCGCGTGTCGGTGAGGATCGTGGGCAGTCCCGGATTAGAACGGGACAAGGGCGTCGCCCGCCTCCTGCCGGAAGTTGCCGGGCGCGCGATCGTTGTCGATGCGGCGGTTGAAGAAGATGTTCTCGTTGTCGCCCTTGGTCTTTTTCGTGACTTCGAGCTTCACGTCCAGAAGGCGCCTGAGATGATTCGGCAGATCGGACAGCCGCTCGAGGTCGAGCCCGCACAGGTGCAGATCGGCCTTCAAATACTTGAGCGTCTTCTGCGTGATGACGCTGTTGCGCCACATCAGTCGGTTCACGCATTGCGGCGCGATTACGCGCAGCGTCCACTTCAGCATCGGGTTGCCCGAGGTATGTGCTTCGGTCAGTTCGGCCTTCTCGACGTTCACCTGGTACTTCCCGTCGGGCACGCTCTCGAAATCACCGCGCTCGGCGGCCTGCTCCGACCGGAAGCCGGCGTCAAATTGAGACAGATCAATCGGTTTGTTACTCATCGTGTTTGCTCCTGTTGAGAATTCACTTCGTTGCGGATGCTTTGGCAGTTTGCGGCTTCAACGGCGCGACCGCCGTGTTGAAGGCCTCGTAGAACTTGGAGAAGTCGAGGTCGAGCGTCTCCGGCAGCCGCCCGGTCCGGTCGCCGGCCTCATAGTAGAGGCTCGGCTTGGTGCGAATCACCCGCCGCATCCTCTGCTCCCCGTTTTCGCCAACGGTTACTTCCAGATCGCAGTACAGAACCATGTCGACCATGCCGAGCACGATCTTGCGAGCCTTGTCGGGCAGTGTCGGTACGATCCGCGTGTACTTGCCCGTGCGCGTCTCAACCTCGATCTCCTTGGCGTGTGAGACCAGGAAGAGTCCATAGGGCAAAAACGCCAGCTTCGTCACGACGCGCTGGAATTCGTTGTTGACGATCGCGTAGCCCTTGCCGTAACCGAGATCGGACTCATGCTCGATCTTGAACTTCTTGAGGATGGAGTCCGTGCAGAATTTGTAGGCGTTGTCGATGGTGTCGATGATCACCGTTTTGAAGGGGTGCTTCCCGTCGATGATTTCGGCGCAGGTGGCCAGCAGTTCGTCCCAGGATTGGATCGGCACCTGGAAGACGTCGAGCGCGTTCAATCCCGGCTCGGTGGCCAGGAACACTGCACTCTCTGAGTTCGAGCAAAAGGTCGACTTGCCGATCTTCGTCTGCCCGTATGTGAGCACGGTCAGGTCGGCCAGATTCGGCTTCGGCGCGGTCTTGGCGCTGGGTAGCAATGCCATTTCGATGGATCTCCTTTAGAAGGCCGGTTCGGTTGTTGGTGGAGGTAACACGCGCAGCTCCTCATTGGGTGCCACGCGCTGAAAGAAGTTGTCGATGACGTTTGGATTGCCGTTGGAGCGGCACAGCGCGAAGTACGCGCACGGCCGTTGGTAGTTGAAGCAGAACGCGGTGTTCTGGTAGAAAACTCCCCGGCGCCGGGCGTCGAGAAATGCTTGCGTGAGCTCCCACAGTTCGCTGCACAGGATGTCGAAGCGGTCACGCGAGAGATAAAGCATCTCCCGGTGGAACATCAGCGGGTCGGCGTACTTCTCGGCGAGCCGGGCGGCGAACTCCTCGTCGGACTCGGGCAGCTTGCGCTTCGCCGTGGTCTTGCCCTTCTTTGATTTGGCGAGCAGCTCGGCGCGCCGCGTCTCATATTCCTCGACCGTCTCGCCCTTACCCTGTTGCAGGCGGGCCTTGACGAGCACGTTGTATAGGATGCCGGTGATTGGGACACCGAGCGTCTGCTCGATGTAATAGGCGTAGAGCGTGATCTGGAAGTCGGTCCAGAGCTTCTCGAGGTAATCGGCATCGAGCTGCGACGCCGTTTTGTGCTCCAGCACAAAGTACTCGCCGCCGATGCGCACAATGCCATCGATCTTGCCGGCCAGGACAAAACTGCGTGACGCCGCGCCGGTCGCCGGATTGACGATCGCGCCTTGGAAGGTTTTCTCCAGCGCGACGATCTCAAACTCCTCCGTCGCATAGCGCGCCGAATAGGCCGTCATCATCGCCGTGGCGTTGAACCAGTCGCGCTTCTGGTCCTCGTCCTGGGCGCGGTTGCGACAGAGCCGGTCGATGCGATCCAGCACAAGTGCGAGGTCGCGCTGCCCATGCCATAGCTCCAGGCACTCGTGAATGAGCGAGCCGAAATGGAGGTTATGATCGCGCAGCAGCGGCACGAGCTGTTCGATGAAGCGCCACTCCACCGCCTTGCGGCAGTTTCGAAACAGACTCCACATCGAATACGTCGAGATGATCGGGAGGGCCGTCATCGTTCGCCCCCTTTCAGCCGCTCCGCAACTGGGTGGAATCCCGCCGCAATAAAGGCGGCGCGAATGCGGCGAAGCCTCCGGTCCAGTTGCGCGGCGCTCAGCCCGGTCATCCGCCGAACAGCGCGCATCGAAAACCGGGAAAGAAGGCGGGCGATTGCCCTCTGGTCGGGGGTAAGACCGGCAAGCACATGCCGCACGTCGATCTGCAGCTCGATCGACGAGATGCCATCTCGGTTTTCCTCGTAATCGGAATCCCGGTCCGCGACGGTTTCCGCCTGATCAGCGTCGACGTCGACATCGATCGGGTACATCGACGGCCGCGCCGAAAGGCGTGATGCCAAGACACAGGAGTGATTCCGCACCACGCTGTGCACAAACTGTCGCCAGTCACTCCGCGCCGGATCAAAATTCACCAGGCGCCGCAGACAGTCCATGGCCAGTTCCTGGCGGAGGTCTTCCCATTCGTCCGATCCAAGACCGAAGCTGGCGCGGAGCAGGCTTGCCCGGAGTCTCGCTTGCTCGATCAAGAACGGCGCGAAATCCGCAGGAGGTGCCGTCATCGCCGGGTTCATCGACGCACCTCCTGGCGTGCCCGCTCGATCAAGACGCGACGCGGGATTCCAAAACGGACGTCGATTCGATGGACCCAGCCATCCCGAACGACATCCAGCTGATCCATGAGCCGGACGATCTCGCTCCTCAGATCGTAGTCAGCCAGCATCGATTCGGGGCGTTCGCTAACACCGGCGTCGAGTCTGACTTCGATCACGACGGTCGGCGCCGGCGCGAGCACGGGCTCCCCGCCGCGAATATCGAGGTCCTGGATATAGCCGAAGTTGATTGTTTGCAGGAGTCGGACCAGCGCGCACCGGGGCCCGGAGAGCTGGGATAACCGCGTGGGATTCGTCATGGCGGCCCTCATTCCCCGGCTCCCGCGAGATTCCGCGCCAGGAATTCGTCGACAGCGGCGTGGACGCGCGGTGTCGGCATCGGCTGCGGATCGAAATCTTCCGGTCGCGACACTCCCTTCAAGTCGCGCAGCAACCGGATGCGAATCCGGTCGAGCCGCTTCATGACGGTCCAGACCAGGTCGTCCTCGACCTGGTGGATCGCGGCAACGGCGCCGATTAGGAGCGCGACGTCATTGAATGCCTCGCGCACGAGGTTCTCAATTCCCGGCGAGGCACGCCCGGGCTTCTGTTTGGGGTCCGCAGTGGTTTTGGTAGCAGCAGGTAGTGAACTCATTGTTCCCTCTGCTACCGTCCGGGTTACATGTGACCCGAACGCGCCTGCTCGGCTGCCCGAAACTGCTATCTAATTGAAAAAATGGGAAATCGAGTCGCGAGATTCTTTTTCGGGCTGCGCTCGGCAGCGGTTACATGTAACCCGGCTGGCAATGTCGGTCAAGATCGGCGGGGTGAGGAGCGAATCGGGACGCAGCCAGCGGTGGGGTTTGGGCGCTGCATCGAGACCGCCGGGCCCCGTGTCGTCGTCACTTCTTCGAACGGCGCAACTCGCTTGAGCACGTGAAAATCGCACTCCACGAGCGGGACGAGTCCACCAGTCGCAGCGGCTCACCATCAAGCCCTGTCCATTCGCGGAGTTCCTTGGCGAGCTGGAGGACGACCAAGTTGTCATGCCCGGAGGCCAGAGTGCCACCGGCGCGAAGCAACTCGACAAAGACGGTGCCTTGCGGGGTGATCTTCCCTGTGGGCGAGCGCAGCCCCATTTCCTCAAGGGAGTGCGTGCGCGTGATTGTGCCGCCCGTCTCAGCCACCTCGCTGCTGGCTAGTCCGTCCCGGCGCTGCCCGCCGTGAGCCCGGTACAGCTCCTTCTCAGGAACGGACACGAGGATGCGGCCGTCCGCGCGCTCATGAAAGGACAGGTCCAGCCAAGAAGTGCCCGCAGGCGCGCGAATCCCAGCGTCGGCGGCCAGGCGAACTGCAAACTGGCAGACGTACATCCTCGCCTTTTGGGCGTACGTGATTGGGTTGCCGTCGATGGCCATCATCGCCCCGAGGAGATCGCGCAACCGAGCTACCCGCACCTTAATAGGAGAATCGCCCTCCGCCGCGGCCGCCAGCCGCGCGGCATCCATCGCTCCCCGCGCCACTGCGAACAGCCTTAGCAGGACAGCGGGCTGCGAATTCGCGTCCACCCCGAATTCGTCCCAGGTCCGTTCATACTCGCAGCCGGCAATCGCGACTTGCAGGAAACCGTCAAAAACGATGATCGAGACATCACTCCAGGTCGTGCCGACGGGAGCGGGAATGGCGTGGGGACGGGAAGCTCCTCGCGGAACCGCTGCGTCGCCGGTGAGCCGCTCCTCCAGAAACTCCATGTCCACGGTGATCTTCCCGCGCTCGACGCGCGAGACCGAAGCGAAGTCGAATACGCAATGGCTCGCTGGCAGCCCGTCCGGGCCTCCCGCACAACCAACCGTCAGCACAAGCGCTGGCCCCTGGCCGATCGAGGCTCGAATGGCTGCCGACATTTCCGAGACAGGCGAGCCTGCACCGAGTCCAAAGTAGATCTCTCGAAACCTGCCGGCGATCCGGCATCGGCCCAAGTGCCAGAGCCGCTCTCGCAGCGGCGCACAGGCACCCGCAGTCAGCCCGAGGGCACTCGCGGCGAGGCAAGCGATGCGGTCTGGATCAATTCGCCATTGGCGTAGCCGGTCGATGTCGATGTCGACGACGCCCTCCGTCGCGCAGCCGAAGCAGGCCTTGACGCCGGGCGTGTCCCAGTGGACCTCGGACCAGTGCGCCTCGCCGCACTGGTCGCAAAGGACAACCGACGCCAACTCCATATCGCGGAGCAGGCCGAGTTCGAGGGCTTCCCGCCACTGTCGCTGATCCCAGTCCCGGATGCTGTCGGCGCAGATCGTGCGGTCGCCGGCTGCCAGCCGGTCAAGCAGCCGTTGCCAGACTGTGCGCATCTTTCTGGATCCCCCAAAGGTGCAGGTACCGCCGCAGGGCTTGCTCTTCGGGTGAGTCTTCGAGGTCGCAGAACGATGGTTCGGAAAGCCGGAAGGTAAAACTGTGTTCTTTCCCCGTCGGCGTGAGCACAAGGACCTGCAGGACGGCACTCGCCACCGTCGCCGTCGATAGGCGAGCGTGCAAGTCGCGGAACTTATCCGCAATCACCTCGTGAATTCTGCCTTCGCGCCGCCGGCCGTCCAGCGAGATATCGAACGTCGCCGGCTTGTCGCCGTGGAAGCGCAGCCGCATCGATTGGATCCGCACCAATGTGATCCGGTCGGCTGGATTGGTCGGGAAGGTCAGATTGGGGTCCTTCAGGATCTCCAGGTCAAAGCGATCCAACTCCGGTAGCTGCATGCCCTGGTCGGTTCCAAGCACCGCCTGGGCGAAAATGTGCGCCAGACGATTCCGGATCTTCGATCCACCGGGAGCATATACGTCGAGCGTTCCCTCGGTGGAGTGATAGGCGAAAACGATCTTGAAGGCGGGGTTCCAACTGGTCCGCTCGAAGTTCCCCTCCAGGTCGTAGCCTTCGCGCTCGTCCAGGTAATCGGCTGGATAGGCGAAGAAGCACTCGACGCCGCCTTCCCGCTGCACGTGTTCCACGACGCAATGATCCGCCCGCCACTGCTCGGGTTGAAACATCGCCATGATCTGGCGTCGCAGTCCCTCCTTCATCTCCGCGGTCACTTCCAGCCGTTGAATAGGGAGACCCGAACGCGGCTCCCACATTTTCTTCGAGAGAGATTCGATGCGCGCCAGCGTACGCGCTGCCTCGATGACATCGGGATGCTCCAGGCACATCCAGAGAGATCGATCAAGTGCGTTCTTCATCGCGGCGAGCTTCGCTGCCACTCCGGCTTTGGCCCGGCTCGCCTCAATGAGTACCTGCGTTCCCGTGGCGTCGGCCAATGCCTCGACGCGGCGAAACACCTGGAAAGCGGCCTGGCGCTGTTCCGGAGTCATGGCGTTGAAGCAATCCACGATCGCATCGGTTTTCCTTGGCGTTGAGGATCCCCAATCGAAACCCGCAAACGCGGACGTATCAGCGAAGAAGCGCTCCAATAGTGGTCGTGAGACACGACGAAAAAAGGAGTGCAGGTCGAAGAATCCCGGCATGGCGTACCTCCCAGGGGATCACGACTCATCACTACGCCCGGCGCGGACGGCAGATGCGTAAAACCTTACGACCGCGTACGATGTCGCCAGGGGAGCCTGATCCAGAATTTCAGATTCTTAACGCCACATTAACACAACGAATAAACGACGAACAACATCACAGCCCAATTTGCTGAAACGGTGGGAGATTTCGCGCTTGACAGGCTCGCGCAGGTGAGTTGGCCATGCTCATCATCAATCTGAAGTGTTTACCCTATGTGGCTGATTTGTTTGAGCTTGTCCCAGCTCACACATTGCTGCACCCAGTCCAGATTCGCCGCGACGCGGCGCACCGCCGCCTCGCTTAGCGGGAAGCGGCCGGTGGTGGTCGCGGGAAGCTCCAAGATCTCCTGCTGGATGTCCGGGGCGAGCCAAAGCAGTTCCATGATCTGGCTGATCCGCTCCCGCGTGATGCAACCCAGGCGCGCCAAATCCGCATAATGGCGGGCCTCGCCCAGGGCAATCATTTCCTCAAACTGAATCGCCATCGCCAGGGCCCGCGTGATCCGCGGCAGAACGCCCGGCCGAGATACAACCGTTCGCTCCGGGGAGTCTCTCTTCGGTGGTCTGCTCGCGTGAAGCTGGAACTGGATCTCCACTGCGCTAGTTGTCATTCGCACCCTTCTTGCGACCGGTCGGCGGCCCAATTGCACAAGTCGCGCGCAGCCATCGAACGGAACCCGACCGTGACTGTGCCGGTCCTGCCGTCGTAGCGGACCTGATCAACCAGGATTCGGATGAAGCGCTCCTGCTCCGATGTCGATAGCTGCTCCCACAACGAGTTGAACTCCCGCAGCGCCGCCTCGACTGTCGCCGGATCAGTTGTCGCGTCATCGACCCGCTCAAGCTGCCCACGGACATCCGCCAGCCGCTCGTTCAGGTGCCTCGCGTGGTCCTGCAGTTGAGCCAGACGCTCCAGCGCCGACGGCGTGTGGGCGGCCTGTGGTGCCACTTCCGCCATTTCCCGCGCCGCGCTCTTGATCTGCGCCTCGGCATCCGCCTGTTCCCGCCCCAGCAAAGCGATCTCTACCGCACGCCGCTGTTCGATCTCTCCGAGCACTGATCGCAGCACGGCCGGATCCCGGCCGAGGCCGCGAAGCTGGCTCAGGACGGCCTCTTCGAGCACAGGCGCGGAGACCGATCGCGTCTCGCACTGTGCCCAGCCCCGTTGATGCGCCTTCACGCACACGTAGTAGCGGTAGACGCGACTCTGTTTGCTGACCCAGCTATGGATCATCCCGACGTCGCAACTGGCACAGCGGACGAGCCCCTTCAGCAACGCGCCGTGTTTGTTGCCGACGTTGCGTCCGCCGCGCCGGCCGTTTCGGCCCAGCGTACTCTGGACGCGGTCCCAGATCTCGTCGTCCACGATCCGCCCATGCTCCCCCTCGTAGACCTTCCCGCCGTGATCGACCTTGCCCGTGTAGATAATGTTGGTCAGCAGGTTGTATAGACTGTTCTTCGCGATCGGGCGCCCGCCCGCCGCCCGACCATCCCGCGTCGTCCACGACTTCATTCGCCAGCCGCGGCGGTCGAGTTCCTCCACCACTGGCATCAGTGAACCGTACTCGAGATAGAGGCCGAAGATCTCGCGGACCTGCTGCGACTCCTCCGGGTTCAAAATGAGGACTCCGCCCTGCGGACCGATGTCGTAACCGAGTACTGGATTGCCGCCCACCCACTTGCCCTTGCGCCGTGCGGCCCGCATCTTGTCGCGCGTGCGCTCCGAGATCATCTCCCGCTCGAACTGCGCGAAGCTCAGCAGGATATGCAGCGTCAGGCGGCCCAGCGAGTTCGTAGTATTGAACTGCTGCGTGACCGAAACAAACGTCACGCCATGGCGGTCGAAGACCTCGATGATTCTCGAAAAGTCGAGCAAGGAACGTGTCAGCCGGTCGACCTTGTAGACGACCACGCAATTCACGACGCCCGATTCGACATCCGCCAGCAGCCGCTTCAGCGCGGGCCGATCCATATTCGCGCCGGTGAAGCCACCGTCATCGTACTTCTGCCGCAGCACCGTCCAGCCCTCAAGCTGCTGGCTCAGTATGTACGCCTCGGAAGCTTCACGCTGGGCATCAAGCGTGTTGAAGGACTGCTCCAAGCCTTCCTCCGTCGACTTGCGGGTGTAGATTGCGCACCGCACAATCGGCAGGCCGCCCGCGCCGTCTGCCTGTCGAATCGCGCGCCGTTCAGCGGCCATTGCGAGCCCCCTTGCCCAGTCGGAAAAACGCGAGGCCATTCCAGTGCGTGCCGGTGATTTCGCTTGCGATCGCGCTGAGTGACGTATACCGTCGCCCCTCGAACTCGAAGCCGCTCGGAAGCACTTTCACCACAAGCGTTCGCCCCTTGTACTTGCGAAACAGCAGGCTGCCTGGCATGGGAAGTCGGGTGTTCGCACCAGGCAGAACAACGGTCGAGGTCGCGGCGCGACCCACCGGGATCGCATCCTGGCGCCTGTCGGCGTTCTCTAAAACTCGTGCCCCCAATGTCGCGTCGCGAGCGATTCCAAGCGCGAGCGCACGCACCGATTGCAGCAGCCCTCCTTCGCGCCGCGCCTGCACGTGCCAGGCGATCTTCCTGCGCAAGTGCTGGCAGTTTGATATCGGGTGCTCGGCGCCGAACAGTTCCCGATGGACCGCCTGCAGTTGTCTCGGGCCCATCTCGGGCAACTGACCGATGTCGGGCAGTCCGTCCTCGTTGCTCATGAGCGGGTTGCCTCCTTTCTCCGACGTGTCAACGTCATTTCATGAGGGCTCGGTGGCTCCGCCTTATCAACCGCGTTTGTTGACGGCTGTGCCTCAGAGACGGGCGCCATCAGCCGGAGCCGTGCACGCCGCTCCCAGGCCGTTGCCAACAGGCCGGAGATCTCTTTGAGAAACTGATCCGCACCGGGCAGTTCAACGGATTGCATCGCTCTCGCCTTCCGCGGGCGGCTGACTCGCGCGAGAGCAAAGTGGGTGCCGGACGGTTGCGAAGCATCGGCCGCCGCCGGCGCGCCGCGTGGTTGCTTGAACTCGCGTCCAGCACCCACAACGGCTCCCGCTTGGCGGCCTTCCCGCTGTCTGGTGTTGCCGGGACGCGTTTGCGCCCCTGTCAACTAATACCAGCGGGAGTTGGACTGTGATCGGATTTCTTCAAGCGGGCGGCGACACCACGGCAGTTTCCGAACTGCAGTCCGCGCTTGACAGATGAGTGAACAAATAGCGAAAATAGTGCGTTACTAACCGGCTTCGGCTCGTGAATCGAGAAGGAAGGAATCGATATGAGAAAACCCCGCAAAGGATCGAATTACGTGATGCTGTCCGATGGTGACTTCCGTAGCCTGTGGAACGAAGGTAAGGATTCAACCGCCATGGCGGCCTTTGTTCGCCGAGTCATCGTGTATGCGCAAGCGACGCTCGGCGGAATCTCCCCCCAATCGTGGGAGTCGCAGCGCCAACCCGCCGTCGGCTCTTCTTATCTCCTCGTGGGAACGTCAGACCATGAGCAAATCTGGACCGGCCTCTCGCAAGATCAATGCCGAACCATGTTCCAGTGGGTTTTCGATGAGTCTCATCGCCCTCTTGCACCAGCGCGCCTAGGCGTTTGATCGCCGACGCTTCGGGCACTTCCGACCAATGATCGCGTATTCGGCGCTGGCGACTGCGAATCCAGCACCGGAAACGACGAATTCGACTGATTGTCGCAAGGGGCCGCACGTTGGACGGGGCCGTCAACAAATCTGAGCCGTCAACTGGAGAACCCGGAGAATTCGTACCTAAACCCGTCGGGTTCAGCCTCAACCGTGGGGTTGAACGTGCTCTCCCACGGAGTCTCTCTTCCAACGAGAGAAACGGCGCCGCGCGCCAAAATCCGCGGAATGTGGCGCATACGGACAAG